ATGCCCGACTGGGTACTCACCCGCCGCTGGCAGATCGGGGAACGCATCCGCCAAGAGCGCCTCCGTGCGGACCTGACCCAGGTCCGGCTGGGTGAGCTGATCGGCCGTGACCACCGGACCGTGCACCGTTGGGAGACTGCCCAGCGCATTCCGAACCTGGTGGATCTACTGCTCCTCGCTCACGCCTTCGGCATCGAGGTGTCCGACCTTGTGGGATGACCCGCCGCCGGCGTACGGGGGTACGCGCGGCGGCGGGCCTGGCCGCCTCTCCGTGGGGGACGTACGGGCGGCCGTCGTACCCGCTCTCTACCGTCCGGCGCCGCCGCCGTCACGGGAGAGCGCGGGGGATCGCGGGGTGCCGTTGTGGCCGGTGTCGTGGGTGCGGATGCGGACCCGGCAGTCGATGGCGGCGGAGTGGTCGCCCCGGGCGGCGGCCTCCTGAGCCATGCGGGCGAAGGCGGCGCACTCGGTGCAGGTGTCGACGGTGGGCGGAGGAGGGGTGGTCGTCACGGGATGTCTCCTTCGAGTTCGTTGATCGCGCAGCCGAAGCCGGGCGGGCACTGGAACACCTCGACGCTGAGGTCTATGCGGGCTATGCGGCCCTCGGCTCGGCCGGCGGACACCGCGAGGGTGTGGGGCAGGAAGCGTGCACCGCACCAGACGCACGCCCAGCCCGAGTAGCGGTCGCGCGGGAGACTGGCGGCATCCGGGAGCTTGTGCTTCACGGCCGGTCCGCTTGTGGGGTGAGGCCGTACATGGTGCGGCAGCCGCCGCACGCGTACAGGACGTAGGCCGCGCGTCCCTCTTCGACGAGGCTGATCACCCGTAATCCGTACGCGTACGCCCGGTGCCAGGTGCACCAGCCGTAGACGCCCGCCCCCTCGGCGGCCCGCCCGTTCACGAATGGCCTTCTCGGTTGTCCCTGATCAGGCACCACAGGGCGGTTGCCGTCTCGCAGCGGGTGCTGTCGTCAACGCACTGCTCGCACATGCCCGCGTGCGCCCGCAGTGTCTGCGCGGCAGCCTCATGGGTGCACGGGTGGCAGGCGCGGGGGAACGTCGAGTAGTGACCGCGCCGACGCTCCCCGAGGTCTACCGCCGTCGCGGTCGTGATCTGTATCCCGCACCAGACACACGCGACGCCCCGGGCCTCCGGCTGCGGCAGGTTGTCGAGTTCCGGCAGCGCCAGCAGGGCGAGCGCGTCGATGGGTGGGGCAGTCTCGGGTGGCATGTCACGCCTCCACGGTCACGGTGATCCGTCTCACACCGCGACCGTAGGGGCGTGCAGGTCATGCGAGTGGTAGGAGTCCTACCACCTTGTCCGGGGGTAGGATTCCTACCACCTAAACGATCACACGGGTACCCCGAGCGACATCGCCAGCTCCCGCGCATCCCTCTGCACCATGCGTGGCCCCGCCTTCGCCAACCCCGGCAGCGCCCGACGCGCATACAAGCTGTACTGCAACGTCTCCCGGGATTCCTCGAACGCCTTCTTCAGGTAGCCCACCGACGCGGCCCCCTCGCCGAGCAGGTCGTGAGCGCGAGCCGTCTCCGCGAGGTGGTACGAGCGGCGGGTCGCCGAAGGGATCAGGTCCAGATCGAGGCCGTTGGCAACCTCCAGCGCCTTGACCGGCTGGACGAGGTCGTTGTGCATGGTGATCTTGTACGCGTCCACGATGCCCCTGCCGAAGATCAGCCACGGGTGCGCGTAGTCGTCACCCAACTGCGTCGCAGCCTTGTCGGCCTTGTCCCAGTACCGCTGGGCGTCCCCATCCTGCCCCGTCTTCGCATACGACAAGGCGACCGCCAGATAGAGGAGACCCCGGCGGGCGATGTGGTCGGGGTCGTCGTCGAGCGGCAGGAGCGCGGCAGCCTGCTCGGCGAGATCGACGCGAGCCTCGGCGGCCTCCCCCGCGTCACGGTGGACATGGTTCACGTACCAGGCCGCAGCGGCCATCGCGCGCGGGCTGTCCGCGTCCTGCGCGGCACTCATCGCCCGATCCCCGGTGAGCACGACAAGATCCGGAGCAGGCTGGAAGCTGAGGTAGAGCTGGGCGAGGTGGTACGTCTCGGCGAGCGCCACCAGCGCCCGCCGCCGACCGGTGCCCTCCAGGAGTCGGGCCGACCGTTGCGCGTCTGCGAGGAGCCCGGGGACGAGGGCAACGATGCCCGTGCGGTGGTCGCCCTCGGCATGCCAGAGCTTCCACGCCTGCCTCAGCCTGGCGTCGAGGTGTTCAGCAGGCGCGGGTGGACCGTCCGGGGTGGCGAGGTGGTAGCTGGTCAGGGCCCGCTTCAGGAGCGGGAGCTTCTCGTGCTCGGCTTTGGAGTAGGTGGCGGCGGCGATGCGGTCGTCTCCGAGAAGTTCGGTGATGTCGTCTACGCCCAAGGTGTGGGCCAGGCGCAGCAGCTTAGGCAGCCCCGGCATGCCAATGCGGTCTTTCTCGACGGCCCTGACCCATTCGACGGATTGCCCCATCACGTCGGCGACGTAGGGGCGCGTCTTCCCGGAGCGCTCGCGGGCCCGCTGGAGCCTCTGCCCGAAGGTAAGCGTAGGAGTGGTCGGGTCCGGGGTAGCATCAGACGGCATGGCCTTGCCTCTCTCTGAACAGCTCGACACTGCCAGGGTAGAGGCGAGGCCCTTTGCGTGTGAGGGCTCGGTGCAGACGGCCCTCGATCGGGCGGCAGGAACGACGAAACCGCCCCCTCCCGAAGGAGGGGGCGGTAGTCACGCGCCGTCGGGTATCCGGGTCTCGACTCTGGTGATCCGCTGCTCGTGGTCGTCCAGGCGGCGGCCGTGCTCGTCGAGCTGGTCGTCGTGGGTGCCGAGGCGGGGCATCACGCCGGGGCGGGCCGGGACGCCCGGCCGCGCTGGGACTCCGAGCCAGTCGTCGCGCATCTCGTCCACCAGATCCGCGATCCGCAGGACCGCGCGCAGCAGGCGCCACAGCAGTCCCGCGAAAGCGGCCAGTGCGACGACTCCCACGGCCCACGCAACCATCATGTCGACGGTCGCCACGCCGGTCGTAGCCTCCGCCGTCATCTACCGCCCTCGCCCTCGTCGGTACGCAGCCACCCCGGGAGGAGCGCCTGAACACCGGGCAGCGCCATGACCCGGGTCACGCCGGCCGAGACGGCGAGCGCGCCCGCCACCCACGGCAGGGCGGCCGGGATACCCGAGGCGGAGACGACCGCGGGGAGGACGGCTGCGATACCGAGCGCGGTCTGGAGGACGGTGCGCGCGGTGCGCTTCGCTGCGTCGGACATGGGTCAGGCTCCCTTCGCGGCGAGGGCCGCGGTCAGCTTCTCGACGGCCGTGGTGAGGCTGTCGACCTTGGCGACGAGGACATCGAAGTGGGAGTCGCCGTACTCCAGGAACGTCCCGGCGGGGGTCGGCACGGGCTTGCCCGCGGCGTCCTTGCGGAAGCGGTTCGGAATCGGCTGCGCCCAGACGGCGGTGGCGATTTCCTTGGCAGTGGGCATGTCGGTGTCCTCCTCGGACGTGGGGTTGGTGCCCTTCGCGAGGGCTATGAGGCGGGGGAAGTTGATCGATCCCGGGTCGCCGTGGGTGTTCTCCGGTACGTGCATGTGCCCACACACGCCGCGGAACCCGTTCCACTGCTCGCCCGTCATGCGGGCCCGAGTCGCGCCGTACGACCCCGGGTAGGCGGGCCACGACGACGGGCCGCTCAACGGGACGCCGTGCTGCCGGTTCATCCACCGAAGGAATGCCGCGAGTTCGGCGAGCGCCCAGTCGGGAGCCTCGGGCCAGAAGATGAAGTCGGCGTTCTGCCGCTTCCCCGCCTTCACCCACTCGGCCCGGGTCGCCGGGTCGCAGGTGCCGACCAGCTCGATCTGAGCGACGTTGTTCGTGTTCGTCTCGACGCCGCCCTTGAGGTTGACGAGGGCGCGCGCGGAGACGTCTATGTCGAAGTGCTGGTACCAGCGCAGCTTCTTCGCCGCGGTGTCGGGCACAGCGGTGAGGGTCGGAGCACTTGCACCGCCGCCGTAGTCCGGCAGCGTCCGCCCCTCCGTCGTGTGCAGCACGACGACGTTGACCTCCATCGGGCTCCCGCCGTACTTCCCCTGATAGCGGTACTGCTGGCTGGCTCCCGGGTAGAGCTGGGGTCCGGTCTTGGACATGGTGTTCCTCTCGTCAGATGAGCCGTGCGTATGTGGGGGCGCCGCCGATGCAGCCGCCCGTGCCGAACTTCCCGCCGGTCGTGGCGCCGCTGGTCCGCCGGACGTTGATCTGGACCTTGAGCTGCCGCGCGGCGCGGTACGGGGTGAGATCGAGGGAGAGCGACGCGAACGAAAACGAGAACGTTGCAGGGACCGATCCCGAGGCAACAACCGTGGTGTCGTTGAACAACACCTGCCACGCGCCGCCCGTGTTCGTCGTCCCGACCTGGTCCCCGATGAACACCAGGCCCAAGGCCAACGTTGCGGTGCGCGGGCTGAGAATCCCCTCCCACAACGTGGTGAAGGCGGTGGCGTCCTCGTACGCCAACCCGTGCAGCGACGTCGGGTAGAACGGCATCTCGTCCCGCTCCCACCCCGCCCGCCGCAACGCGGCAATCTCCGACTCAAGGCGGGCGATCCGCTGGAGCAGGCCCGGAGTCTGCGCTGTCTGCGGCATCACGCCCCCACACAGGTCAGGCGAACCCGCTCGGGCCCGGCCGCCGCGGTGTTCTCGATGCGGACGATCCGCAGGACTGCCTCCCGGCCATGCGGAGACTGAGGCTCGGGGTCGATGACGAACAACGCCTCGTCGCCCACGCTGTAGCTGCCGAACTCCGGGTCGGTGTCCGCCGACACCTCGAAGACCGGCTGCACCTGCGCCTGCGACTGGGCAGTCAGCGCCGACGACGTCAGCCCTTGCACCTGCGCCTCGTCGATCACCCCGTCGTACGACGCCACCCCCTCCAGGAGCGGCCACCCCGAGGCGATCATGTCGTCCGCCGACGCCGTCCGTACGATCCGCGCCTCGCCCGTCCCAGCCCCGAGCCCGGACATCTCCGTGACCAGCGAGGTCCCGTCCTCGGGCCAGTCGTACGAAAGGATCGAGCCGTATCCTCCGCCCTTCGAGAAGACCAGGCCCGACTGTGCCGCCGTACGGCCGCGGCGGGGAAACCACGTTTTCACCCTGCGGTAGCGGACTGGCGGGTTGTTGTTCGCTGGGGATGTCCAGCCGACCTCGACGCCGAAGTCGAACCCGTCGTCGGCGCCGGAGAGTTCGACGATCGCCTTGTAGATCTCGGGCCGCTCGTAACCGAAGTACGTGGCGGACCGAGTGATGCCGTCGCCGGTCCCGGCCAGGGCGGACGTGTCGAGGCGGATGTCCCCGCCCGCCTGATCCCGCGCATACCGCAGCAACGACCACACGATGTGCTTCTGGTCGGGGTAGAGCCGCTGCGAGGCCGGATTGGTGCCGACGTACGTGGGGTCGATGAGCAGCGACGTGTCTGTGGACAACGTCCGCTTCACATAGCGGTGCTGGAAGTACGACAGAAGTTCCGCCGCCTGGATTTGCTTCCCGCCCCGGGCGGACGTACGGGTCCACACGATCCCGGCCCATACGATCACCCCGTCGCGGTCGACGTACAGCGTCGTGCGGGCCGGGGTGGACGCGGTCTCCGGGTCGAGCGGCAGCGTCTCCGTGGAGTACGGGATGGTCCCCGTGAGCGTGCCGACGCCGTTCAACTCGCAGCTGTACGAGACGTCGGACATGGGGAGTTCGGCGAGCAGCGTGTCCGTGCGCAGGTCGCAGAACAGGTACGTGTACGTGTGTGCCGCGCTGGCCTGTGACCCGGCCAGCAGTGCCGACGCGAAGTCCACGGGCGCGCTCATCAGGCGATCCTCTGCGCGCGCAGCCACGACCCGGCCCGGAGGATGGTGGCTTGCGCGGCGTTGGTCGTACCCTGCGCCCACCTCAGCCTCAGAAGACCGGACGTGCCAACGGTGGTGATCCGGCCCTTGAAGTGCGCGCTGACGTCAGTGCCGCCGCCGAACGTGCCGAGGAGCCGGACGGTCGACTCGTCGGTGACGACGACGTCCATACCCGTTGCGGCGTTCTGAGCAGGCCCGTTCCGCGACCACCTGAACGTGCTGCCCGCAGGGATGCTCCACACCGCGCGGAGATCACCGGGGCCCGCTGAGAAGGTCTGCCCCGTGTAGGCCAGGAGACCATCGATCAAGTAGGTGGCGTTCGCAGCGAGGGAGACAAAAAGGTGGTCGTCGTCCTGGAGGGTCGCGTTGCTAACGGACTCGTCCGCCGCCTTGTACGCGGTGATCCACGGCGAACCCGCTGAGGAGAGCAACTGGCCCGTGGTGCCGTCGCCCTTGCCGTAGACGAAGGTGTCCGTGTCGGTCCGGTAGCGCACCTGACCAGGAGCCGGGTGGTCCATGTCGACGGTCGACAGGATCGGCACAATGCCGCCCGCCGCGACGGAGTAGATGCGGACGTCGCCGATGTTGGCGTTGGTCACGCTCGTCTGCGACGGACCGATCGCGATATCCGCGAGAATCTGCGCGTTGCTCGGCAGCGCGGGCCGCACCGCCGCGCCCGCGCTCGCCGCGTACGCCCCTTGGATCACCTCCAGGCGCCACTCCGACGCCGAGCCCGAGTACTCGGCGTCGTACACCGAGGCCACCACGCAGTCCCGCCGGTACTGCCCGGCCCCGCCGGCGGGCTGCACGGTGAGGGTGACGTCGCCGTCGTTCGCGCAGATGTAGGTACCGACGCCCCCGGTGTCGTGCTGGTCGATGAAGCAGACGCCGCCGCTGACGATCACGGTCATGTTCGGGGTCGACGCTGCTCTGACCTTCAACTGGTAGTTCTGGTACGACGGCTTCACGCCTTGCCTGATCCGCAGCGGGGTCGCCTCGTCGAAGCTGAACCCGGAGTACGACATCAGGCCCGTCAGGGCCAGCCGGTCGTTTCGGGCCGGGTAGTTCCCGGCCTGCAACCAGGCCGGGGGGTTGATCGCGGCCACGGGCCGCCTCCTCTCTTACAGGCTGGTGTCGCGCCAGGTGACGGTGAGCAGGGACTCTTGCCCGGGGGAGCCCGGCAGCGACGACCCTCGGTAGGCGAGTTCGTTCGGGCCGGGGGTGAGCAGGGGCCACACCGAGCCGGCGCGCACCCACGCCCTACGCGGAGCCGTCCCCATGTAGAGGACCGCCCGCGACCGGGTGTCGATCAGCACGTACTCCCCGGCCTGGAGGTCGGCGTCGAGCTGGAGGATGCCGCCGTTCGTCACCTGCTCGACCGCCGGATCAGACACCGGCCCGTCAAGGCGCAGCACCGGATAAGCCGGGGACGCGCCGCCGTTGACCGCCGTCAGCCGCCCCGAGGTTCCCGCGCTGCCGTACGACCTCGGGTAGGCCATCGGGTACGTGCGGCCGGCAGACGGGCTGTACGCGGTCGTCGACTCCGACCGCTCTTCGAGGCCGTACAGGTAGGGGTCGGCGCAGTACCACTCGATCGCTGCGTCCCCGATCCGCCACAGCGCCTCGGCGTCGTACGGCAGGTTGCGCCTCCGGACCTTGCCGTAGACGAGCGTCCCCTGGTCAATGAACTGGAGCGTGGCGGGCTGCGCTTGCGGCTGTGTCGCGGCCCGCAGCGCGAGGGTCAGCGCGCGGAGGTCGTCCGGCGAGTCACCGCGGATACCCAGCTTGAGCTGGATCGTGCGCGGTCCGGTGTAGTCGGGGCCCGTGTAGTCCCCGTGCTGGCCCGGCCGCTCCACGTCCTCGGCGCGGATGTCCGGGAGGTCGTCCAGCCCCTCCACGGCGGTGACCGCGTACGGCGTGCCGGGCCCGATCAGCAGGTCCCCCCACTGCACGTTGCCGAGTCGCTGCTGCGCCATCGTCACCGCCCCCCGACCAGGCCCTGCCACGACAGCGCGCGCAGGATGCCGTCCGGCGTGGCGTCCCCGCCGGACAGGTAGAAGTTGTTCGTCGTGTCTCCGCCGCTGGCCCCGCCGCCGTACACCGCCGCGACCTGTCCGGCCGTCGGAGTCGACGCGAGCGCGCGGGTGCCGACGTCGAGCGCGGCCCCGGCCATCGAGCGCGCCGCGTCCCGGACGCGGGCGACGGACGCGAGGATGCCGACCCGCAGGCCCTCGCCGTCCATGCGTCCGATGTCGCGGAAGGCTTGGCTGGGGGACTTCGTCCGGTGGACGTCCTTGACCGTCGTCAACATGCCTTGGGCGATCCGCTTCATCTGCGCCTCGATCACCTTCTCCTGGCTCTTCAGCCCAGCGACCAGTCCCTGCGCCGCGCGGATGCCCGCGCCGTACAGGGCGTCGCCCACCGTGTTGCCGGTCGCCGTCGCGCTCTTCGCCAACTGCGCCTGAAGGCCGTTGATCTGCGCGAGCTGCTGCGGTGTCGCCTTCGCGAGCGCGGCGGCCGTCGCCGCGCCCCCGGCCACCCCCGCGTCAGCGATCTGCTGGAGCAGGTCCGCGCGCAGGCCCGACTTCTTCAGCGCGGCGATGTTCGCCTGGAACTCGGTGCTCTTCTTCAGCGCCTGCTGGAGCCCGACCGTGATCGCTGTGACGCTGTTGACGTCCTCGCGCCCGGTGGTGATGTTGGCCTCGTCGAGGATGCCCGACGTGATGTCCCCCGCCGCTTTCGCGCGCGCCTTCACCAGGTCGTCGAGACGCTTCTGCGCCGCCGCGAGTTGCTTGAGGACGCCGTCCCGCTTGGTGACCTGCGTCTGGAGTTCAGCGGTCGCCTTCGCCAACACCTTCCCGTACCCCGAGCGGACGTTGGCGGGGAGTGCCTTGGTGATCGAGCCGAGGGTGGCACGCAGCTTGGAGGTGGTGCCGTCGATACCCCGGATGAACCCCTCGATGAGCAGGCGTCCGGCTGGGGTGAGGATCTTCGCGTCCCTCTGCTTCGGCCCCTTCCAGTCCGTCAGCTTGCTGGTCAGGCCCGACAGAGTGGACTGCACGTCGGCGATCTTCGACTTGATGCCGCTGATGAACCCGGAGATCAGCGAGGCGCCCGCGCTGGCTAGCCGTCCGCCGAGGTTCCCGAGCGCCGATGCCGCGCGGCCTGGCAGCGACGCGACCAGGATGACGGCCTCGCCGATCTTTGTGCGGATGGTGCTGATCATCCGATCGTGCGCGGCTCCGGCCGCCGCCATCAGCCGCCCGGCCAGCGGCGCGAGCGCCGTAGCCAGCTTCATGGGCAGGCCCACGAAGAGGCTGATCGCGATGGACACCATCCCCGAGACGGCCTTCTTGACCCCGTCCATGGCGCCGGACACGTCACCCCGCAGGAGTGCGGTCAGGGCCTGGAGAGCGGGGGCCACGACGGTGCGGATCACGACCGTGAGGCCCGTCGCGAAGAGCGCGGCGAGCTGGCCGACGCCGGACAGGATGGGCCCGATCGCGGGGGCGAGCTGGGCCATCAGCAGGGCCGCCAGCCCGGCGACGGCCTGGAGCAGCGGGGCGAGCGCGGCTAGGAGTTCACCGCCCGCTACCCCGAGCTGCACGAAGCTAGGGGCGAGCTTGACCAGGAGGTCGCCCAAGTTGGTCAGCGTGAAGATCAGCTGCCCGGCGAGGAGCTGGGCGAGCGGATCGATGATGGCCGGGAGCTGCGCCAGGATCGGGGCGAGCGCGCCTTCTAGGACCTTCGCGACCTGATCGACCACCGGGGCGAGCGCCTGGAATACGTCTTGGCAGGCCACCAGAAGCGGAGTCAACGCAGGTAGGAGCGCTGCGGCAAGTCGCCCGATGACGGGCAGTAGGGGCGACGCCGCGTCGACCAGCACCCCGACGGCGGCAGCCGCCTGTTCCAGGACGGGGCCGAGCGCGGTGATGATCGGCTGGATTCCGGCGCTCAGTGCGCGAATCAGGGTCTGCGCGGGGGGACCGAGGGCGGTCAGTACGGGGGCGATCCCGGCCAGGGCCTGCCCGAGGAGCGGGGCGACGGTGGCACCGAGCGTGGCCATCGTTTGAAACAGGGCAGTTAGCCCGTTTTGAACTGGGACCGATGCGGTGACCTTCGCGATCTCCCCGGTGATGTCCCGGAGGATGCCGAGGAATGCGCCCCCGCCGGGGCCCGCCGCGAAGAGGTTGCTGAGGATCTGGCCGACGTTTCCGCCGACGTCGGCCAGCGTCCCCAGCAGGCTGACCGCCTGGTCGATGGCCTTCTGTAGGCCCCCAGACTCGAACGCGGCCCCGAGCCTCTGGCCGATCCGGGTAGCGGCGTCTCCAGCCCCCGCAGTCAGCCGTTCAAAGGCGGGCCCCGCCGCCGCAGCGACCTGCCCCAACCCCGTGACCAGCAGGCCCGGAACCTTGCTCAGGTTCCCCAGACCTTTGCTGGCTGAGCCGAGCGCCTTCCCCAACGTGCCGCTGTCCGCCAGCCCCTTGGCCGCGTCCAGCGTCCCGGCCGCCATCCCTCGTAGCGCGCCCGCCGTCGACAGGAGATTCGTTCGTAGCGTCGGCAGCACGGACTTGCCCGTACGCTCCAGCCGGTCCGCGAGCCCCTTGAAGAACTCCTGCTGCACACCCTTCTGGAGATCGCGCAACGCCGGGCCCGCATCCCGCACCGACCGCGCGAACTCCTGCGCAGAAGGGGCCAACCCCTTGAGCGCCTCGTTGAACTCCTTCGTCTTGCCGGGGTCCAACGCGGCCGACAGTGCGTCGCCCATCCCCTGCGTCGCGAGCTTGACCGTTCCGGCCGCGAGCGCCACCGACAGGAGCCCCGTCGCCGCGAGGCCGGATGCGGGCAGTATCTCGGCAACCGCTGCCGACGCGCCGGCGAGCAGCGGCAGCGCGGCGCCAACCGCCGCCGTTACCTTGCCCATCGACGCGGCGACGCCGCCGAGCGATCCCGCCATGCCGCCGAGACGGCCGAGGATGCCGGTCAGCCGGTCCATGCCCCGGACGCGGTCCTCGTCCACGTTGACGTGTACGTCGACCTCGACGTCCGTGTCGTCCACGTGGCGCGCAGCAGCAAGCAGGGACGCGAGCTGAGCCGTCGCCTGCTGCGTCGCGGCCCGCACCTCGACGCGCGGGTGCTCATCGCTGATCCGCTGCATGTGCGCCTGGAGGCGCTCCATCTGACGGACCGCGTCGTCGATCGAGATGTCGACGCCAATGCGCTGCGAGTCGAGCTGCGCGAGTTCGCGGTGGATGCGGACGAGGTCGCGGTCGAGCGGGTCGCTGTTCCCGTCGATCTCGACCTGCGGCAGATTCCTGAGGAGGCGGTCGAGTTCCCTGTTGACGCCCCGGCCGAGCGCCGCGCCCATCGAGGAGCCCTGCGTGGAGGCGTCCGCGACCGCACCGGACACACCGTCCAAGTTGACCTGGAGGTGCGACACCAAGTTCGGCAAGTTGATGTCGTTGGCCACAGCTCACCTCCTCGGCGGTTACTTGCGGTGCATCGCGGCGAACCCCAGAAGGGAGCTGCCGTCGGCGGGTTCGGTCTCACGTCGGCCGCCGGTCTGGTGGGCGGCCTGGTGCTCGTCGGCCAGCGTCATGAGCTGGCCGAGCGTCATGTCCCAGAAGGCGTCGGGAGGAATGTGGAGGGCACCGACGGCGAGATAGAAGAACTGTCCCCAGGGAAAGGCAGCAGCGTCGCCTCCGCCGGGGTCGGGGCGTTTCCCGGGCTCCGGGACTCCAGCGCGCGGCCGAGCGCGGCCGTGAACGCCTTTGTGTATTCGTCGAGGCGGCCGGGGTCGAGGAGGTCGTCGAGCATCACGCCGTCGGCGCGGCGGCGGTACACGATGTCGCTGATGGTCCGCTTTCCCTTCGCGTCCACGTGCTCGCGGATGTGTGGCTCGAAGCCTCCGGGGCCGACCGTTCCGGCGCCGATGATCTGCGAGAGCGGACCGAAAGCCGCGCCATCACCGGTGGAGTCGATCGCGGTCTGGACGGCGCCGACGCTGCCGAAGCGGGCCTCCAGCAGGGCAAGGGCGCGGAAGCTGTAGCGGAGCGGCACTTCGGTGCCGTCGGTGAGGGTGACGGTGCCGCCCTCGGCGAGGAGGTCAAGGCCAGTGGTCATGGTGGGTCCCTACGTGAGTGCCGGGGTTCGGCCTGCGGATGAGGAGGGGGACCGGGCGGGCGCGCTGAGCGATGGACGCGCCCGCACGGGGTCACGGGGTCGCGGCCGTCGCGATCGCGGTGGCGGTCTCGTTGATCGTCACGTCGATCCAGTCGCCGGTGCTGATCAGCGGCACGGCGCGCGCCTCGTTCTCCGGGGTCTTGTAGTCCTCCTCGGCGAGGCCGAGGCCCGGGAAGCTGGACATGATGCACTTCAGCAGCGCGAAGTGCACGTCACCGCCGACGAGGTCACCGCCGGACGTCGGGGTCTTGGCCTCGATCTTGAAGGGCTTCGGCTTGGCGCCCTTCTTCAGCTTCCACTTCGTCGTCTGCGACGGCGTGGCCCCGGAGTCGGTGACGGTGCTGTCCATCAGCGCGACGAGGACGTCCATCGACAGCTTGGCGTGCGGCCACGACACGGTGATGTTGGAGATCGACGAGTCGCTGTCGAGGAGCCCGTTGTCGCCGCGCAGCTCCTTGACCTCCACGTCGCCGGAGATCTCCAGCGCCTTGATGCCGGGCACGTCGATGCCCGCGGCGTACGACGGAGTACCGCCGTCCGGGTCGGAGAGCAGCGGGAAGATCTTGCAGTCCTCCACCGCGTACAGCTTGGTCACTCGGGAGATGGCCATGAGAGTTGTCCTTCCTGGTGCCGGGGTTCGGCTCAGCTCGGGGGCGGGGTGTCCGCCAGGTCGGCGGGGACGACGCCCAGCACCGAGCCCGGCAGCAGCTCGGCGAGCGCCTCGTCCGGGACGCCGGCGGCCTGGGTGGGGATCGTGGAGTCGACGACCCACCAGCACGTGCCGGGTCGACCGGCGGTCGGGTAGACGATGGCGGCGCCGTCGGTGACGGTCTGCTCGGGGAGCGTCAGGTAGGCGGTGTCGGGGCGCGGCGGCCACGACGGGGCGAGGTAGGAGATGACCTCGTCGCGGTCCATCGGGAGGTACACGGGGTCGCTCACGGGGTCACCTCGTCGCGCAGGAGGGTCCGCCGGACCGTGACGGTGATCGAGTGCCGGACGCGGTTGTCCTCGATGGGGATGCGGTCGATGTCCTGGACGCGGACGGCGGTGACCTTCGCAGGGTGCGCGGGAAGGGTGCAGCCGTGGAGGGCGTGCGCGATCGCCTCGGCGAGGCCGTACCGCTCGGTGACCTTCGTGGTGGCGGCGCCGGTCTGGACGCGGGCGCGCTGAACGAGGTCGACGATGACGGTCTCAGCGATGTTGATCTCGGCGTTCGGGTCGCCGAAGTCGCCGTTGGCGATCGTGTCGAGTCCGGCGGGGATGCCTTCCTGGACGACGACGTACGGCTCAGCCTGCCCCTCGCGGGGGCCGTCACGGAACACGGGTACGCCGAAGCTCAGGGACTCCAAGTACGCCTTGATCGCGCCGGACGTGGTGGCGGCCATCAGCGCCGTCCGATCTGCGAGGCGTGCGCCCGCCAGAAGATCGGCGTCAACTCGATCGCCGGACGAAGGAACGGTCGCGGCGCGGTGCCGGGGTGGTTGACCTGCGCAACCGGGTGAGCAGCGCCCGGCCAGAACAGGGCCTTCTTGTCCTTCGGCTTGATGACGTGCGGCGCGGTCCCGTACTCCACGTCGGCCGCGTAGCTGACGTTCGTACCGACCGCGTACCCGAGCGACCGGCCGCCACCTTCAACGCGCGAGACGATCGAGGAACGCAGACGGCCGGTGTCCACGGGAGCACGGCGGCGCGCTTCGTTCTGGACATCGATACGGGTGCGATCGACGGCCTTCGCGACGTCCGCCGACATGCCGCCGAACCAGCGGCGCAGGCCGGTCTCGTACGCGCGGGTGTTGATCGTCGTCGTCGCCTCGGCCCGCATCCGTGTCGAGACGCGCGCTCTCGCCCTCACCATCACACGCCCCCGATCAAGGTGTGACCCCGATTGAGATAGCTCGCGAGGAGGGCGTCTACCTGCGTCGATCCGGTCGACGACGACGGGGAGACGTCCTCCGACGACGAGGCGTCGGTGTTCTCGATAGCGACGTTGTTTCCCTCGTCGTCGACCTGGAGCGACGGATCGGTGGCCGCGTCCGCATCCGACGGCGCAGCCTGCGCCTGGAGGTCGGCGGCCAGCAGCGCGCACGCCTGCGCGACGAGGAGCGGCACCTCGGCGTACCCGAAAACGCCGGCCACCTCGACCTGCCGCGCACCCCACCGATCCCACAGCCTCGCCCAGCCGCCGTTGTACGACTCAGCCCCGACCACCAGGTCGTCCCAGCCACCGAGCCTTAGGTGCACGGCGTCGACCTGTCCGAGCACGTCAGACGAGGTGACCCGGTAGGCAGACGACGGGACCGACGGGGCGTCGTCGGACGCCAGCACAGGCCGGACCGAGGACACCGTGCGGACGCGGCGCGGGAGGATGATCAGTCCCCCCGCGCCCACGTCACTCACCACCACCAGGGGAGTTGGCTCGAAGAGGTCCTGCGTGTACCGGGTGATCCGCTCCATGGCAGCAGCGATCCAGGCCGCGACGTCGGCGTCATCGCCGGTCACGCCCTTCTCGCGCGCGTCAGCCAGGGAGCAGTACGCCATCGGTCAGCCCTCGGCGCTCTCGGCCTCGGCCGCGTCCAGCTCACGGCGGACGCCGGTCGTGATGACCGAGTCCTTCACCGCGATCTGCCGTGCGTAGCCGCCGGGGTGGGTGTGCACGACCGGGCCCGTGGGCTCGCCGGTCCCCGCCGCGTCGAGCGCGCGGAACGCATCGTCGGGCGCGGTCTGGCCGATCTGCCAGCCGACACCGGCCGGGTACTCCTGGGTGCGGACGGCGGCGGGGTTCGGCTGCTCGGTCTCGTCCTCGGTGGTCTTGCGGGTGGTGGCCATCGGTGGCTCCTCACGGTGTGGCCGGCGGTTGGGGTGGGCGCGGCGCGGGGGAGGGCGCCGCGCCCGGAGAGGGGGCGTCAGGTCGCTGCGGCGAAGGTGATCCGGACGAACGCCTGAGGCGTGTGCACGGCGACGTTCGCGCGCCGCTCCGCGAGGATGACCAGGGTGTTCGCGGTGAAGTAGTCCGCGTGCGAGTCGGTCATGAGGATCGTGATCCCCTGCCGCTCCCACAGCGTCGCCCCCGTACGGAACCCGCCGAGGAGCGCGGTCCCGGCCGCCATCGCCACGGTGGTGACGACGGTCAGGCCCCACAGGCGCATCGGGGCGCCGGGGTCGGTGACGTTCGCGATGACACGGAACTGTCCGTTGTCGTCCTCGTCGAGCTCGATGTCCTGCCAGTCCATCGGGTTGAGGACGATCGCGGTCGGCGGGTAGAGCGCCAACTCCCCCTGGGTCTTGGCCTTGCGGACCGTGATCAGCTTGACGTCCGTCGACCCCACGCCGGGCTGGTAGGAGCCGATGCCGGGGGTCGTCAAGATCCCCTGCATCTCCGTGGTGCCGTTCCCGGTGAGGATCTCGCGGTCCATCTTGTACTCAAGGCCGTACGTGAGACGGCCGTTGATGTAGCCCATGAGCTGCGAGTTGTCGTCCGCAGCCTGCCGGGTGATGGGCACCCAGTGCGCCACGGTCTTGAGCGTCGTCGTGATCAGGTCGAACACGAACGGGCCGGACTTCGGCTTGTCGCCGCCCTCGGCGACGACCGCGGCCTTGTTCCACGTCGACTGCGGGCCGGACGCGTCTCGCATGTACTCCAGCGTCGTCCCGTCCGACGTCTGCCGGTCAAGGAGGCCAGCGACGAGCAGGGGGAAGTCGGGGTTGTTCGGGATGATCCCCGGCACCCGGGTGTTTTGCTGCGGCTGCGTGGTCGTGGTGACCGTGCCAGCGGGGGCGGCGCGCTGGTCGACGGGCTGGGAGAAGTCGACGCCGAACTTGCCGCGCATGCCGCCGGAGCGGAAGGTCTCCAGTGCCACGGAGCGGACGAACGCTTCGGCGACGGTGACCGGGTGGTTGTTGCCGCGCTCGTCGGGCTGCATGCCGGGCTGCTGCCGCTGGCCGGGAGAGGGCTGCGGGTCGCCGGGCGGGACGAGGCCCTGGAGCTGACGGAGGCGGGCGTCGCGCTGGTTGGCCTGCTCGATCTGCGCACTGACCTGGTCGGCGCGCGCGAGCAGCTCCTCGATGTCACCGTCGTAGGTCGGGTCAGCAAGGAGGCGGGCGACCTCGTCGCGCTGCTCCAGCAGGGTGGGGGCGCCGCCCTTGATGGGGTAGATCGGTCGTCCGTCGCGGCGGCGACCGATGGGGCGGATCTTCGCGAAGTTGCTCACCGCGAGTCCTCTCGGTCCGTGGACGGCTCGCAGCCGCCCATACGTGATGGGTGTCTGCGGTCCGTCTGTCACGGCCGGTGGATCGCGCCCGGCAGCGCACTGGGCTTTCACGTCCGGTCAGTGCGGCCCGGATGGGGGGAGGGTAGATCGATTCGGCGGGTGCGCGGAGGTGGGGGCTGCAATCCGCCCGTCAGCCGGTGGCGACGCCGGTCAGACGCAGCAGCGCCGCCCGCCGCTTCCGCTCCTGCATCTGCTCGTCGACCTCGGCCGCACGGCGCTCCTGCTCCTCCCGGATACGGTCGGCGATCGTTGGGGCGTCGACCTCCGCGTACAGCTCGCCCAGTGCGCTGCGTACGGTCTTCAGCTTCGAGCCGGGCACGGCCGCCATGCGGGCGGTAATCTGCGAGACCTCCACCAGCCGCGCCGACTTGATGTTGTTGAGGAGTTCCTTCCGGGCCTCCTCCTCCATCTCGTACAGCTTCTTCCAGTCCGGGAGGTCGGTGCGGACGAACCCCACCGACAGCTCGGACGCGCTGCCGCTGCGCGCCATGGTGCGCGCGTCCCGCCCGGCCGCCGTGTCGTCGTACCGGCCGCTGATGTACAGACCGTCGTCCCGCTCCTCGGCGGTGAAGGTCCCGACCGGCTGCATGGGGCTGTGCATGAACAGCAGGGCGTACGAGCCCCTCAGCCCCTTGCGGAACGTCCGCTGGTGAAAGGTCGTGCCGTAGCTGTCGACGACTCCGTACTGGCAGGCGCGGCCCTCGAAGGTCCCGTCGTCGCCGTCGGCTACGCGCCAGTCGATCTCGTCAAGGCTGCGGAACTCGATCTCCGTCATCACTGGCCTCCCTTGGCCTGGTTGAGGGCGTGCGCGGCGTACACCTCGGCCACGCCGTTCATCACGTCGCGGTGCGCCGACGACAGCTTCGGGGAGTACCGGTACACCGCCCTGTGCTGCTTGTCGCGGCCGTCGTATTCGTAGACGACCTGCCCGTGGGCAAACGTCATCAGCTTGGGGACTTCGCCGTCAGTCCCGAGGCGAACGGCGATGTTCTGCTTCCCGTCGTACGGCCCTCGGCGCACCTCACGGAACGGCACGCCTGGCGGGCAGTAGGCGCCGGTGTATTGGGCGTGCCCGGCGGGCTGGAGGATCGCGCGGACCTCGCCGCGCAGCAGGGTGGCCATGGTCAGGACTCCTCGAACGAGTAGGTCAGCGCGCACCGGCACTGAATGGATTGCGCGGCCGGTGCGGTCGGGTCCGCCGGCCACCGCGACTTGGTGAGGGTGAACCGCTTGTTCATCGCGGCCGTGCTGCCGTTCTCCTGCCGGTGGGTCTCTCGCGTCCGCTGGTCGCCGGTCGCCAGCCATGTCTTCTTCGTGGCGCCCGCGTCCAGCGCGGCAAGGAAGCTCGCCTGTGAGTACCCGCCGACGGTCTCGGTGCGGGCGATCATCGTGGCCCGGTAGTCGCCCAGGTTGGTGAACACCTGCTGGATTCGGGCGCGCAGCTCGGGCACCGACTCCCCCTCCGCGACGCCGTGCGCGAGGAGCTGCGAGCGCAGCACCTGCTCCGTAGTCGCGGTGACCTGCCCAGCCAGCTCCTCGATCCGGTCGGCCAGGGCGCGCGTCACGTCAGGCTCGTCGAGGTCGAACGACCCGCTGATCGAAGCCCCGCCTCGGCGCCACACGCGCTCGATCCACGGCCGCAGCGCCTCCGCTGTCCGCCGCCTCCAGTAACGGCCGTCGAACAGATCCCGCACGCTGACGCGCTCCTCCCAGCCCTCCGGGCCGGACGCGACGTCCATGTCGGTGAGGCGCGCGGCCGGTACTTCCTCCGGGTCCGGCGGCGCGAGGAGGACTTGCTTCTCCCGAGCAAGTGCGCAGGACTGCGCCCGCACCTCGCTGAGCCATGCCGCCGATCGCTCGGGCTTCTTCATCAGCCGGTCGAAGTCGCGGAGGGTGCGCTCCCGCTGTTCCCGGGCGAGGGCCTGCACCGCGCGCCGGCCGTTGGGCTCCAGGTCGTCGTACGCCGCGTTGATGTCGGCGAGCGACGGGGACGACGGGGTGTCGTCGGCGCGCTCCAGGCGGGGCGTCGGATGGTCGTCGACCTGCGGCGGAGTACCGCCGAGCAGCCGTACTAGCACGGCCTCAACCGCCCGCTCGACGACGGCGCCGACGTCCGGAGACGACGGGGCGAGACGGGAGAAATCGACGTCCCACGACCGCGCCTCGTCGGTCCCGGGCGCACCCTGTACCGGCGCCCACTGCGCCCGGTACGGCGTCAGCGTGTGCTCGCCGATCCCGCCCGGCAACGGCTCCTTACCCAGCTCGGCGCGCGCCTCGTCGATCGTCAGCGTGTCCGCGTACACCGAGGCCCGGGTCCGGTTCGCGATCGAGTCCCGGCCCTCCTGGAGCGCATCGACTCCGGAGAGATCCCACTCGGCTTCCTCGTCGTCGGACGGCAACAGGCGGAGGTCGATCTCGCTGCCGATGATCTCCAGCTTGGGAACGATCGTGTCCGACCACAACGTGGTCTTCGCCGCCGCCCGGTTCTCGTACGTGGTGCCGCCCGCGAGGTAGTCGTGCGGGATACCGAAGGCCATCATCACCTCGGCGCCGTTGGCCATGCGGCTTTCGAGATACTCCATCTCGGCGGCCGTGAACGTCAGCCGCTCATACCCGATGCCCTTCTTGCTGCCGTTCTGCCCGCCGCCGGGCGACGACCGTACGAGGAGGGTCTTCCCGGCGTTCTCCGGGCCTTGCATCGACGACCGCCACGACGCCTTGACCTGAGTGAACTCCCGGTCTTCCATGTCACCGAGGTAGACGACGCCAGCCGGGCGGCCCCCGTTCTTGTACGACTGCCGTTGCCACTCACGAGCGTACGCGTCCATGTCGACGGCGTGCCGAGCCGCGCGCCACGGCGGCAGGCAGCCGAGCGGGTCCCACGGATGCGGGTAGCGGAGCCACAGCATCTCCTCAGGGAGCACCGGGACCTGTGTGCCGTCTCCGCGCCGGATCATGAACCCGACGATGTTCGCGGTCGTCGGACGCTGAGCGAGCGGCCGGTCCACGATGACGTCCACCTGGTCGAAGACGAGGTGCACCTCCGTGACGTCGCCGAGGCCGGTTTCCCCCCGGTCCAGCCACACGAACGACTGCCCGGCCAGCTCCAGTTGCTGAAGGAGCAGGGACTTGAAGACGCGGGCGGACGTCAGGGGATTGGGCCGCTTGTTGAACAGGTGGGCGACGGGGTGGCCATCGATGATGTCACCGTCCGGCCGTCGCACAACGAGGGGGACAGAAGACCCGTTGTCGGCGATCGCAGCAACGCACCGGTACGCGACCGCGCTGTTCGCGTAGCCGCGGGCCTCGGCGTCCAGCGCCATGGTGAGGGAATGCTGACCACCGATGGAGGCGACGGTGATGGGCATGCGGTCCCGGAGCATGTCGAGTCCGAGCGCGGCCCGGGTCTCGGCGGCCCGGCGAAGGGCCCGGTTCCTGTACTGGCTCACGGTGGTGTCCTCCTAGGCGATCGCGGCGGTGTTGCCCGCGCTCGCGAGCATGAGATCGGTGAGGGCCCACACGTACGCGTCAAGCCGGTCCGGGCTGGAGTCGCCGGGGACCCACGTGGTGAGCTGCTCCTCCAGGTCGGGGAGCGAGCCGACGATGTGCGCGGAACCTTGCTCGGTGAGCGCGGCCACCGGCTCGGCCCGGGTGACCTTGCCCCGCGAGGCCGTGACGGTCCGGTAGTTCACGGTCGGGTCGATCTGCCGGATGACGGTCCCGATCCACTCCCCGCCGTTGTTGACCTCCGCCACGATCGCGTCGGCCCGGTGCTCGTGGTACGCGCGGATCGCCCGGCGCGCAGCTTCGACCGGCGGCATCCGCCCCGACAGGTCGTCGAGCGCGTACCCGTGCTGGCGGGCGAACCCGTTCCGATCCGGGATGTACTGCTGACCGCGCCCTGCGACGACGATGCCCATCTCGTCGGCGTCGTCGTGGCTCGTGGCGGCGGGGTCCATGGCGACGACGACACTGGCCAGCGGGGGGATGGCGCCGACGCGCGCGGTGTCGAGCCCGGCCCGCGACCAGAGGGCGCCCTCGATGTCCTCCAGCAGGATGCCGTCCAGCTCCTGCGCTTCGGTGCGAGTGCCGGCGTACTTAGCGATCAGCTTGTCCCGCTGCTCCTGCGGGAGGTGGACCGCGTCGCGGGTCCGGCCGCGCGTCATGATGACGTCCGCGCGCCGGGTCAGCTCGATCAACTCGGTACGCGGCTTCGGCGTCGTCGACCCGATGTAGTGCGGGTTCGGTCCGATGCGGAGACCCATCTCCGAGTGCGTGATCGCGTCACCGAGGCGGCGCTGCGCGGCGACCTCCTCCATCCACACCAAGCACCGGTTGCCACCAGCGCGGAGGCGCTCCACGTCGTCCGGGGTGTGGCAGCCGAAGAGCTTCGCTTCGGCGCCGGACGGCCACCGCGCGAAGGTGCCGCCGGCCGTCGTGCGGAGGACGACGCGCGGGTCGTGGGTGCGCAGCCCGGATGGGCCGTTGACGCACGCTTCGACTGCGTCGCCTTGGGTCGGGGCGATGATGGCCATGCGGTGCCCGCCGCGTAGCCGCGGGTCGCACGGGGGGCCGTTGACGTGGGCGACCATGTAGCGGGCGCACCCGTCGGTCTTGCCAGTGCCCCGCCCTCCGAGCTGGAGCCACCAGCCGAGCGTCTCGATCGCCGGGGGCGGGACCTGCCACGGGTACGGCTTCCACTTCCCCCACCGCTTCTGCCACAGCCGGTCCGCCAACTCCTGCTCCAGCAGCTCCAGCTCGGCGGGGCTCATCCCGGCGAGGCGCGCGTCGAGGTCGGCCGGGGCGATCACGCGTCGTCCAGGGCAGCGAGCTCGTCGGCGAGCGCCTTCACGCGGGCGGTCATCTCGTCGGTGACGGTGACGTTGTGTTTCACCGGGGCGTACAAGCCGAGCAGCTTCGCCTCGTGGTCCATCGCCCGGATGATCGCCTCGCCCGCCTTCGGCGCGTGCATGCCCCCGGCGCGGACCATGGGCATCAGTCCGTCGACGACCTGTCGGCAGGTGGCGAGCTGCTCGCCGACGTACGCGCCGAAGCTCTCGGCTGCTTCCTGGTGAAGGCGGGCCCGGCCGCGCTTCCATGCCTGGTAGGTGTTCTTGACGTCGGCGCCGATCTCGGCGGCGATCTCCCGGAACTCCATGCGGTCGCGGGTGCGGAGGAGCATGACGCGGTCCTCGCGCTCGCGCGCGATGTCCTCGTTCATCTTGGTCGCCACTCCGTTACCTCCCTGTCGTGGAAGGTACGGAAAACGGGCGGGTCAGGATCTTGGGGGCTGCAATCCGCCGGGTACGACGAGGCCCCGCCGACGCTGGTCGACGGGGCCCGGTGGTGCTGGGTCAGCAGGCGTCGTACTTCCAGGCCGCACCCTCCCGCACCCACGCCTGCCCGGCCTGGCTGAACTTGGGCAACGACACCTCGTACGAGACCCGCGCGAGGTCCCCCGCGATCTTGTCCACGGTCACCGACTTCACGGTCTGCGCCCCGTAGTCGGCTTTCGCCTGCTGCACCACCCCGGCGTAGGCGTCCTTGCCGATCTGCCCCTGGCAGCGCTTCGACAGGGTGTCGTACGCGCTGGCGTCGCCCTTGAAGTAGGCGGCGGTGTACGCGGTGACGGCCTGCTCCAGGGCGGCGGTGCCGGTGGCGGACGTGGGCGTGGTCGACGCTTCGGCGGGGCTCGGTTCGCTGCTCGGGGTGCTCACGCTGGGCGTGGTAGGCGCGGCCTTGCCGTCGTCGGACGAGGAGCAGGCGGCGAGCGTGGTGAGCGTGAGGATCGCGGTGGTCGCGGTGATGGTGGCGCGGATGCGCATCGTGTCCCCCCTTGGACAGTGTGTGAGTGGATGGTGCCACAGGGGGCAGACAGCAGGGCCTCGCCCGGGGGGATTCCGGCGAGGCCCTGTGACCAGTCTGCTACGCGGGTGTGCCAGCGGTCAGTGGCCGCAGTCCTTGACCCACCAGCCGCACTTCGCGCAGTACTCGTAGGCGGCTGCAAGGAGACGTCGGATCATCAGTCGGTCACCCCCTCGGCGATGTGCACGTGCGTGTAGCTGGGCCGGTCGGGCGGGGCACTGGTGTAGATCGACATCCCCTTCTGGCCTTCGAGAGGGGTCACGCCGAGAAGCGTGTGACCTGCGCATTCGCGGCAGGTTGGGCGCCCCTTCTGCGGTGGGGGAGTGGCGGACGAATCGGACATGCGGCGGGCTGAGCGCCACAGTGCGGCCGTCCCGGACGTGACGACGAAGAGCACGCCCGCCGCTTCGTCGATGGCGAATGCGACCGCCACCACCACCCCGCCGAGGACGGCCAGCGCGCACGCGCCGGACGCCCGCGACGGCTCCTCCGCCTCCTCGCTCGCCTTGCTCATCCGATGCGCCCGTACGTGTTGTCGCCGAGCCAGTTGGCGGCGAGGGCGAGCGGGACGGCCGCGAATCCGGCCACGCCCGCGCTCGTACCGAGCGTGATCCCGCACCAGGCTCCGCGCTTCAGCACTCCGGCGTCGTGGTCGTTGGCCTTCTTCACGCACGCGATGAACACGGCGGTCAGGATCAGCACGAGGCATGACCCGGGCCCGGAGAGCGGAGTGAAGGTCGCTCGGGCGGCCAGTTGGCCGCGCTGCTCGCCGACGCCCCACAGCAGGGCGGCGTCGCCGAGCCAGTTGGACAGGCCGAGGACGGAGCTGGAGGCGGTTCCGATGAGTCCGGCGATACCGAGGGTGGTGAGGCAGCCGTACGACCAGGACAGGAGGAACGGCAGGAAACGCGCCGCGTGCTTGACGGGGTCCTTCCTCAGCGGCTTGAGGCCGGGCCACCAGATGGTGAGTTCGTAGCCGAGGATGCAGAGTCCGACGGTCACGCCGCCGTAGGTCACGTAGTTCACGAGGGGTCCTAGCGCAGGACGGCCACGCCGAGCGCGGCGAGGGTGAGGATCAGGGCCGCGGTCCCGGTGATGGGCGGGATGGTGCGGAGGTCGACCAGGGCGAGGCCGATGAGGGAGGCGGCGAGCGCCAGCACGAAGAACACGGCGAACGCGGCGGTGCTCACGGGCGTTGTCCGGCGGCGGGCGGGAGCGCGGGGGCGAGCTGGGGGAGCTGCGCGAGGTGGGGTTCGTGGCGCTCGATCTCGGCGCGGATGACGCCTCGGATGGTGGAGTCGCCGGGCGCGGTGCCGTACGCGGTGATGAGGGCGGCGCGCATGGCCGACGTCGAGGGGCGGGTCCCGGCGTCGTAGAGCGGGCGGACGGCGGCGCAGCGCGGGTCGGCGTACGTGATCGCGGGCGGCTGCTGCGCGGTGGCCGGGGCCGGGGCGGCGGCGGGGAGTTGCGGGGCCTGAGCGGGCATCGGCGGTACGGGCGCGGCCTTGGTCCGCTCCATGGTGACGACGGGCGCGGCCTGCGTCGCCTCCGCCCTCGGCACGGGGGTGGCCGCGAGGTGCAGGAGATGCGCCAGCACGGCGGGCGGGACCATCGAGGTGACCGCGATCAGCCACGGCTGGTTGTGGTCCATGTGCCCGGTCTGCACGAGGTGCGCAACGACCTGGGCAGCGAGCGCGAGGCAGATCGCGAACCCGGCGCCGAGGGTGGCGGACCAGCGTCCACGTGCGCCCTTGGGCCGGGTCGCGGCGACGACGGCGGCGATACCGGCGTACGCGGAGAGGGAGAACGGCATGCCGTACGCCCAGGGGTCGGACCAGCCAGCCATCTTGGCGACGTGGTACTCGCCGGGCATCGACATGAGGAGGGTGGCGGCGAGGACAGCGGGGCGGCCGGCGGTGGTAGCGAGTCTGGCGTACCAGGGGCCGGGGGGTGGTGCGGTGTGCGTAGGCTTCTGCTTAGCCATGTGGAGTCACGTCTCCTGTGGTCAGAGCCTCGGCCTGGATGACCGTCCCGGCCGGGGCTCGCTTGTTGTGGGGCGTCGTCGGGCGTCGTCGGCCCGTCCGAACAGCCGAGAGGGGTACCCCTCTCGATCGGAAGGGTACCCCTCTAATGGGTGCTCATGCAGCCCTACGCTCCGGTCAGGAGGTGCGGATCATGGCGGGCGAGGCTGAGGCGGTACGTGCTGCGCTGCGGGCGCTGGAGGCGATCAGTGATCCGATGGAGCGGGCGCGGGAGACGTCGGCGCTGCTCAGGGACTGGCCCGGGCTGCACCGGGAGTTGCGGGAGGTGCGGCAGCAGGCGGTGATCTCGGCGCACGACGAGGGGCGCACGTATGACGAGATCGGGGTGGAGATCGGGACGTCGGGGTATCGGGCGTCGCAGATCGCTCGGGGTGTGGTGAAGGGGTCGCGGCGCGACGACGCCCCGTCGGCGGAGGACTGACGGGCGTCTGGCCCGCGTCGCTCAGCGCCTACGGAAAGAGGAGACGGGAAACTCCTGCTCAACGGGTGTGCGGCGACCTGCTGGCGCTCACACTGGGGGCATGGCTTCCATCGACTTACAACCGCTGCTCCGCGTGATCTCCTTCGGGTTCGGCCACATCGGAACCCTCGACGAGACGACAGGCGCCCCCCTCGCGCCCCCACAGGCGGACATCACCCTCGACCTGCGCCGCGTCCTGCGGAACCCCCACCATGATCCTGCGATGCGGTATCTGACCGGCCTCGACGAGGTGGTGTACGAGCATGTGCGAAGCACTCCGGGCGCCGAGTCGCTGGCCTATAACACCGCGCTGGCCACGCACATCCTGATGGACCAGGCGCACCCTGCGGAGTTCACGGTGGCGGCGGGGTGCGCGGGCGGACGTCATCGAGCGGTCGGGATGGCGCGAATGGTTCACGGTGCGCTGATGGAGTACTCGCGGGCGGGCGCGTACCGGGTGGAGTTGATCCACCGGGATGTGCATCGGCCGGTGCTGCCGTCGTCGAAGCACGCGTGACGACGCCCCGTCGCCTGCCGTCGTCGGACGGGGTGACGGGGCGTTGGTCTGCGTCGGCTAGTAGGTCCCCCACTCCATGGCGAACATGTTCGGCGGCTCGCTGTCGTACGCCTCGTTCTCGGCGTTGATCGCCTCGCACCGGCACTTGCGCGGCGCCCAGGCGGGGCCGTCACCTGTGTTGACGGGGCAGTCGTCGTAGTGGTCGGGGTCGGGCTGCTGAGGCATGGTTCCCCCTCGGTTGGTGGGTTTCAGGATGGCCGACAGCGGGGTCAGTTCTCTACTGAGGCGGGGCCCTCGGTGACCGTGATGACGCGCTCCATCAGCCGGTGTTCCCACGTCGGCTGCATCTCGCGCCGGGAGCCGAGCCGCTCCAGGGCCTTGGCCTTCGACTCCCAGGAGGCGTCGATGCCCGAGGCGCGCTGCCAGGGCTGGCTGGTGGCGGGGCGGGACTGGATGAAGTAGGTGGTCCGGGTCTGGTCCATGGGTCCTCCGGTCAGGTGGTGGGGTCGGTCGTCGTGGCGATCTGTTCGGCGTAGGGCAGCACGGCGCGCACGCGCTCGATGGCGGCCTGCGCCTGCTCCAGCTCGGCGGTGAGCCGGTCGATCTCGCCCGCCAGGTAGCGGACGTGGTCGCGGTTCCCTCGGGCGACCTTGCGCGCGGTGTTGCAGTCGCGGATCTCCGCCTCCATATGGGCGCGGAGCTGGGCGGCCTCGGCGGTGGTGAGGACGCCGCGTTCGGCGCGGGAGAGGAGGACACCGAGTGCCTCGCGGCGGGTCCAGCGGAGCTCGTCTTCGTCGTCGGCCGTGCCGTGCTCGGCCTCATACCGGCGCTTCGCTGCGCGCACGATCTCCTGGAAGAAGTTCGCGTCCTGTTCGGTGAAGTCGCCGCTGCCGCGCACGCTGATCGTCTCGCCGTCGACCTCGATGGAGCGGCAGGTGTCGGGCTCGGGTCGTACGCCGGTGAGCATCTCAGTCAGCCGGGTGACGCGGCCGTCGTCGGTGGGCGTCGTCGGCCCGTCGGGGGTGGTTTCGACGGGCGCCTGTAGGGCGTTGGCAAGGCGTCCGACCTCCGTCTTCACCCTGTTGACGGCATCGACGATGGCTCGGGCGTCGCGGCTCAAGGCGCTCATGCGGGGTGGTCCTTCCGGGTGCAGGTGTGCGGGGCGCCGGCCGTCGTCCACCACGTCTCGCAGCACGGGGTGACGAGGTCGGTGACGGTGGTGTCTTGGGCGGTGGTGTAGGGGCGGAGGGCGCGCTCCAACTCGGCGCGGGCCGCGCGGAGTTCGTCGCGGCTGTAGGCGTGGTGGGCGATCGCCACGGCGAGGAGCACGGAGGCGGCGCCGAGGAGGAGCGCGTACGGGACGGAGGCCGTCCAGGTGCGGACGGCGAGGTGGGCGACGGCGAGCGCGACAACCGCGTAGAGGGCGGCGAGGGCGTGGGTGAAGCGGCGCGTCACGGGACGACCCGGATCACGGCGAGCGGGGTGCCGGCGGTCAGCTCGGCGTGGAGCTGGCGGAGGCGGAGCATGGCGCGGGCGTCGCGGCGGGAGAGTCGGCCGCGGGTGGAGGCGGGGAGGGTGCGCCAGCAGGCGAGGCAGAGGTAGTGGTTGCGGTGGCGGCGACCGGTGGGGCAGCCGGGGCACTTGGGGTCCATGGGGTCCTCCGGGGGTCTGGTGGATCAGGCGGCGAGCGGGAGGCGCTGTACGGGCCCCTGAGGGCCGTTCAGTGGATCACTGGACGGGAGCACCACCACGCCCGCGTGCGCCCGCTCCCGGCGCTCCTTCGACTTCCGCGCCTGCGCCCGCTTGCACTTCACGCACGCCTCCTCCCCCAGGCGGCGGTGCATCCAGTAGCCCCGCGTCGTCCCGCCCGCCCGGTGCGCCTCGGCGAGGAGTTGGCGCCGGTTCGCCTCCACCGCCTCGTCGTGCGCCGACTGGCAGCGCGGGCAGATGCTCTCCTTGCGGCGGATGTGGATCTGGTAGCCGCGTTCGGTGCCGCAGCCCATGGCCCGCGCCTCGAAGTCGACCCCGCCCCACACCCCGTGCTGCTCCCCGGTGGCGAGGGCGTGGTGCTGGCAGGCGAGGAGCAGGGGGCAGGCGTGGCACTGGCGGGCGGCGTACTGGCGGTCGGTGGCGTTGGGGCTGAAGAACGGCTCAGGGTCGGTGCGGCAGGAGAGGCCCTCGGTGCGGGTCATGAGGTCGTGGAGGGCGGCGGTCATCGGATACCCCCTGGGGTGTTGGTCGTGGGGCGGTTGGCTTGCGGTGCGGGTCAGGTGGTGGGCTGGTCAGGTCATGCACCAGCCGCTGTCACAGAGACCGTCTGCCTCGTCGAACATCGGCAGCAGGTCGACGCCGTCGGGGATGGCCTCGCGGAGTGGCTTGCCGAAGCGGGTGAGGTAAACGTGGTCCTTGCCGAGTTCGTCGCGGCGGCGGTTCAGTAGTCCTTCGAGCTGGCACGCCTTCTCGAACAGGTCGGGTTCGTCGCGCCGCTGGTCGTGCCAGGTCTCCGGGCGGTGGAATGGACAGAAGAAGCAGCTGCTCTTGGGCGGCACGGGAAGCCCGGCCTCACGGATGACCCGGGCGCAGTCGGTACGTCGCAGCCCTAGATCCAGCAGCGGGTACGTGACCACCTCGTGCGGTTCGGTGCGCCGGTTGTTCGCGCGGTGGATCTCGTCGACGGAGATCCCTATCCCGATCACGGCCGGGGCCGCTTCGGTTGCGCCGCGCCGCTTCAGTTCCTTCCCGATCACCTTGATCTTGAAGTCGGCGGTGCACGAGCGCTGACCGGGGGCCCCGTTGGACATGCGGACCGGGATGGGCAGCGAGCGGGAGCCCTCGCGGGTCAGGCGTCCCCACAGGGTTTCCACGGTGCCGTCGCGCTTCACCCGGTCCAGCACGGCGAGCTCTATGCCGTGACGGGCGGCGAACGGGCGGGCGTGTTCCTCGACGTACCGCAGGGTGGCCGGGTTCTCCGAGTCATCGCCGACGTTGGCCATCAGGAACAGAGGGAAGTCGATGCGCTGCTGAGCGGCGAGCACGAGGAGGGCGGTGGATTGGACGCCACCGCCGTAGCTGATGGAGCGCAGGTTGGTGGTCACGCGCTGTGCCTTTCGTGGTTGGTGGTGGCGTGCCAGTCGGCGCAGCCCTGGCACAGGTCGGTGGCGCCGTACGGCAGGGGCATGGAGCACTCGGTGCAGCGGGTGAGGGCGGCGCGGGCCTGGACGGCGGCGAGTGCGGCGTCTGCGGGCGGCGCGGTGGCGTCTCGACCTTCACCGGCGGCTGACTGGCTTTCACGGGCTTCGCCCGCGCGCGGCTGTGGCTGAGGTTCAAGGCCAGCCATGTTGTGGTCGGGGAGGGGGTCCCTACCGAAGGTAGGGATGTACTGGTAGACCCCCGCCACGGACGCTGTCCGGAAGGCGTCCACGGACGCTGTCCGGGGGCGTCCACGGACGCTGTCCGGATTCTCTACGGTGGCTTCGGAACCCCCGGCACGGACGCTGTCCGGACCGCGTCCGTCGTCGCTGTCCGGAGGGTTTTCCACAGCGTCCGTGGACGCTGTCCGAGGGGCGTCAGCCTCCAGCGCAGCGACCGCCGCAGCGGTCTCGGCCGCCTTCTTCTTCGCGTACGCCTTCCGCTGTCGGGTCTCGGTCATGTGGTGGAGGTGCGCTCCCCAGTCCAGGCCACCGCTGAGCGGCATGAGGAGCTGGTACATCGGGGACGCGTTCGGCCGGCGGCGCCGGGCGAGGACACCGACGCCCATCAAGACCTTCACGGAGTTCGTGACGGTCTCCTGCGAGCAGCCGGACAAGGTGGCCAAGGTGTCGCGGCCGGGGAAGGAGTTGGAGCCGTCCGCGTCCGCGTACGTGGCGATCCACACGCCGACGCCGACGGCGCGCGCCACCTCGGGCACGCCCTTGCCGACGCGCAAGACCTCGGCCCTGAGGGCGTTGATCCACGCGTTGCGGACGCTCTGCACGCGGTCGTCGGCGTTCAACCTGGTCTTCCCTTACTGATGTTGCGGAACCGATCCGGCAAGATCTCGGGGGCGGACTCGTACGACCGCCCCCGGGGTGCGGAGCTAGCGGACGTACTCGTCGCGGCGGCGCTGCTCCTGGCGGCGCCGGTGCTCCTTCAGCTCGTCCTCGGACGGCTTGGTGACCGTGACGTCGAGGAGCGCGCCGTCCGGGCGCTGCGGGCCCTCGCCGACCTCGTCGAGCGTCCCGTCGATCTGACGGCCCCTCCACATCGCGCGCTTGGCGTCCGCGAGGGCGGCGGCGTCCTCGTCGGATCGGGCGACCTCGCACGAGGTGATGCGGACCTTCACCTCGGGGTCCTTGTCCTCCTGCTCGGCGTGACCGGTGTAGCTCTTGGAGGTCAGTTCGACGATCGCGAACACGGTGCGGCCGGGCTTCTCGAACAGGCCGCGCCGCATCTCGCGGGTGAGGCTGACCTCGATCGCGCCGGACGCGGAGTCGAGCTTCACGGTGGGGACGTCGGCGGGGGAGAGCTTGGGCATGTGTTGGGCCTTTCCGAATTGGGTGGTGCCGGGGTGGGGGCCGGTCCCGCCGTGGGGGTCGGCGGGACCGGGTGACGGCCGGGCGTTGGGGTGCCCCGTGTGCCGTCGGAGTGGTGGCTACTTGGCCATGAGCCCGGCCCTGACCGCAGCGGTGATCTGGTCGCTGACCTTGTCGCCGAGCTGGGTGGCGACAAGGTCGCGGGCCTGCTTGACGGCGTCGGCGATCTCCGCGCTGAACGCCTTGTGGACCTCGTCCCGGACCAGCGTCTGAAGGACGGTGCCGCCCTCACGCCGGTACTTGTCGGCGGGCTCGTTCATGAACTTGCGAGCTTCGTCGACGATGACCTCGGACAGGGTGGTCTGCTGCCCGGTCGGCTCGCCCCATGTGTTGGTCTTGTGGATGGGCCGGTTGACCGCCTGCTCGATCGCCGGGCGGATAGCGGCCCTGATCTCCTCGTCGCGAATCTCGGTGACCCGGTCCTTAAGCCGCGGGTAGCGGTCGTCACGGACGACGCTCGCGACGATCCGGTCCGCGACCAGGTCGGCGACGGTCTTCTCCTTGCCGTCAGGGACAAGGTCGCCGTCCTCGTCGTAGCTCATGACCTCTGCGACGACGGTGCTGAGGGTGATGTCGTCGACCTTGATCTCGATGTTCATGCGGTTTGCTGTCCGTTCTGGTGGTAGGCGGCGGCCGTCTCGGCGGCCTGGATGGCGAGGGCGTCCTCCGCGCAGACCTTGTGCGCGGGCTTGCCCTTCGAGTCGCGGAGGCTGGTGTCGAACCCGCAGTACCGGCAAGGGAGTTCGCGCTCAGACCAGTGCGAGGAGTCGCGCCAGTCGAGGAGCGCCCCGGGGGTGTACGCGGGCTCGGCCGGCGGGGCGCGACGGCGCCGACGGGCGGTCACGACGCGAGTCCGAATACGCTCGTCCGGTCGGCGAGGAGCCGGATCGCGGCGGCGGCCTGCTGGGGGACGACCCCGTTGCCGAGCGCCTTGAGCTGGGCGCCGCGCGGCAGGCCGGGGACGCCCGTGACGTGGCCGGCGGGGAGGCCCTGCATCCACTCGACGAACGGCGGGTCTAGTCGTCCCAGAGCGTCGGTTGGCCGGGGTGCGGAGCGTCCGAGGATGGACTCCCAGCGCCGGACGGCGGGCTCGTACTCGCCCCACGCGACACCCTGTTCGCCGCCGAGGGCAGTGTCAGGTCCCCGCTGCTGCCCCGCTGGTTCGGTCCGCCCTTCGTCCCGTCCGTTGCCCGAGGTGCCGGCAGCAGGGCCGTCGCGTCCGTCAAGGTCGTCCCGTACCCGCTGCTGTACGGCGATCCGTCCGGCCGCCGGTTCCTGGTCCCCCTGGAGTCCGCCACGGTCGGCGTGGGCAGCAGCGTTGGCGCCAGCGAGTCGAGCGACGGGCGTACCGCAGCCCCGGCCGACGTCGACTGGTTGTTCCCGTACGGCGTCGCTGTCGGGGTCGGCAGCAGATGTGCCACCTCGGCGGCCAGGCATTTCCCGTGCGTCCCCGCTTCCTGCGACGGCGTCCGCCTGGTCTGCCGGTTCTCGTTCTCCGACGCGCGCGGGGTCGGCAGCAGCGTCATCGGGGCGCCCGAGTTCAGGGTCGGTGCAGTTGTGGCATCCGGCGCAGAATCCTCCGGCGTCGTGCATCCACTCGCCGCATTCGCAGGTCGGACACCGGGGCTCGTCGGCAGCAGGGAGATGGTGTGCCGCAGGTTCATCCCGCCGTCCGCTGCGTGCCCGATCCCGTTCGCCTCCGACACCGTCGGCGTCGGCAGGAGCTGCACCACGTTCGGCAACGCGTCGCTGAAGCCCTTCCCTCGGGCGTCCCGCGCTCGCGGCGTCGGCAGGCCAGGCGAGGAGGATGACACGTCGACGCTGGTGGGGAGCACCAACGGCGGACGCTCCGAGCACACCCCACTCCGCATCGAACCCGAGGCGGGCCAGGTCTGCGAGAACGGCACCGAGTGCCCGCAGAAGAGGTTCATCGCCGACGTCTCCCACACACCACGTGCAGGGTTCCACGTCACCGTCGGCCGGCGCGGAGAGAAGGCCGGGGACATTTTCGATCACCACCAGTCGGGGTCGGAGTTCGGCGACGGCGCGGGCGACATGCCGCCACAGGCCGGAGCGGGTGCCCTCGGCGAGGCCCGCGCGGCGCCCGGCGAGGCTGACGTCCTGGCAGGGGAACCCGGCCGTGAGGATGTCAACGGGCTCCACGTGCCGGAAGTTGATGGCGGTGAGGTCGCCGTGGTTGGGGATGTCGGGCCAGTGGTGGGCGAGGATCTGGGCGGCGTACTGGTGGGTGTCCTCGCGGCCGTCCTTGTCCGGCGGCTCGTACTGGGAGTGCCAGGCGACCGTGCCGCCGAACACCTGCTGTACGGCCATGTCGAGTCCGCCGTAGCCGGTGCACAGGGAGCCGATGCGGGGTGTCACCGGGGCACCGCCTCGCCGAGCGGCCACACGCGGATCACGCACCCCGGCATCGTCAGCACGTCGACCGCGTCCGTCCCGGCGTACCACTTCCCGAGCTGGCTGTAGCCGACCACGCGGGCGTCGTCCGCCCAGACGACGCCGGTCAACGCGTCCTCCGTCGACCTGAGGATCTTCGAGAGGTCCGGCGTCACCGACGGGCGCGCGGGCGCGGAGTCGCGGAGCAAGTGGGCGTTGCGGCCGGTCCGGTAGTGCCCTTTGGGGCGGGCGAAGGTGAACACCATCGACGCGACGAGCGGGCCGTCGAGCGGCGTCCAGCCGTCCAGCCCCGCGATGGCGTCCAGCGCGGCCTGCTTGACGTCCTGCCGCCACGGCTTGACCTTCTTCGACGACTCGATCATCACGCCGTTGCCCACGTGGCGCTTCGAGCCCTGCGGGGCGGGGAGGCCGTAGACGGTGATGGAGAGGCCGGGTGCGGGCCGGGGCCCGGCCGCCGTGATGGCGGCCGAAGCCTCGGGGTCGAACAAGGTGGTCACTCGGCACCACCGGTCGGCGGGGTGCTGGTGAGCGGTCCGGTCTCGGTGTACGTGCGGCACGTCCAGCAGATCCGGCCGCCGGTCGTGAGGAACGCGTGCAGCGTCGTCCGCTCCTCGGCGGGGCAGTGGGCGAGGTCGGTCACGAGCGCCTCGACCGGGCGCAGCATTCCGATGTGCGGGTCCGCGGGCTGCGCCGAGGGACGACCCGCACGGCGGCGTCCCTTCCCCGGGCGGACCAGCGCGCAGAGCATCGACAGGGCGCTCACGAGCGGGCCCCCGTCCCCGGCTGACGGGTCGACGGCCACGACTGCCCGTCCTCCGCCGACGGCGTCTCGGCGGCCGTCGGCTGGCCGTTCTGCTGCTCGTGCTGCTGTCGGATCTCCCCGGCGGTCACCCTCGGCTGCGGGAACTCCTCCTCCACGGTGATCTCACCGCGCCGGATCGACTCCGAGATGATCGAGAGCTGCCCGAGGTCGAGGTTCGTCCACTTTCCCGACGGACGCCCGGAGCGGTTCTCCTCCAACTGCTCAACGGTGACGCCGAGGCCCTCGAAGTGGGCGATACAGTCGGCGGCGCGCTGCGCGAGCGGCTTGCTCCCCTGCCCGTTCTCCACGGTGTTCGTGGCGATCGCCTTCGCCTGCTCGCGGAACCAGTCCGGCAGAACGGAGAAGATCATTTCCCGGAGACGGCGGGCGCCGTTGTTCGAGTTGTTCTCGTAGACGTCGCGCGGGTCCTCCAGCCGGGTACCGCCCGAGTCCTTCGTCCACCGGGTGTGCGGCACGATGAACGTCGTGGACGCGCGCTCGTTGGTCTCCAGATCCCACGCCCACGCCTGCATCTCCGACTCGCCGGCCGCGTCGTCGCGACGCAGCTCGTGCACGCCGTAGTGGATGTTCGTCCAGCAGCGGGCCAGCTCCTTGGCGAACTGGATCGTCTCGCCGGACACGTTCGAGGAGCCACGGCGGAAGCGGAAGAACGAGCGGACGGCGAGGCTGTGCTGCTCGAACCCGGTGCGCATCTTCTGGACCGCGATCGCCTCGTTGCGGGGGAACTGGCGGGCGACGATCACGGCGGCCTGTACCTCGGCGACCGCGCGGGACTGCTCGACCGCCGTTCCCTGCCCGATGAACGTCGGCGCGGGCGCGGCCGGGGCCGCGAACTGCTGCTCTACGGGGTAGTTCACAGGTACTCCAGGGTGTCTCGGGTCTCGGCCCAGCCGGGGAGGGAGAGGGGGACGACGTCGTCGCTGTAGCCGGGCCAGTAGCCGGTGCGGGTGCACTCGGCGAAGACCTCCAGGGCACGGCGGTTGCGGGCGGCGCCGATCCGGCGGGCGGTCGCGTTCACCTCGACGACGGTGATCACGTACGGGGCGGTCTTCTCCTGGCAGACGAAGACGAACGCGGCGTCGTCGTCGGCGATCCCGAGGGCGCGGCAGCCGGACCGGTAGGTGTCGTCCTGCTGGTGGTAGCCGTACTCCTCGATCGCCCGCTCCAGCGCCTCCGGGTTCGCGCTGCGGCAGGTCTTGTAGTCCGGGATGATCAGCCGCCCGGAGCGCGGGTTCGGCAGCCAGTCCAGCCGGGCCCGCCGCATGACGCCGGTCGGCTCGTCGCGCCAGAACAGGGAGCGCTCGGGGGTGCCGTGCTCGGGGTCGAACAGGAGCGAGGCGACAGGGTGACGTCGGAGGACGTCCGCCATCGCGTGCACCTGCTCGTACTCTCCGCGCTTCAGCGGGACCGCCCCGGCCTCGCGGGCCTCGGCGACCTCGGCCTTCGCGACCTTCGTGTCCCACCGCTCGTAGTCGACGAGCTGGAGCGTGGGGCCGTTGCCGAGCACGAGCCTGTGGGCGGCGTTGCCGATGTCCCACACCTTCTTCGGCTCCTGCGGGTTGTCCTGCTCGTAGCGGAAGTGCGCGGGCGAGGACGGCGCGAGGAGCTTGCGGGCGCCGCTGGAGGAGAGGGCGTACCGGTGGGAGTGGTACTCCTCGTTCGTCATCTCGTAGATGCCGGGCTCGGTGATGGGGTCCGGGCCGGCGGCCGGGGCCGAAGCCCCGGCTTGCACGACGGTCGTCATGAGGCGCCGTCCTTCCTGGGGGTGTGCTGGCACTCGTGCTGTGCGGCGAGCGCCATGAGGTCGACGAGGGAATGCGGGCCGACGCCCTGGAGCAGGCCCCCGCACGAGCGGTGCCGCAGCTCGGAGATGGGCCGGTCGGTGCCGTCGCTGGTCGTGAACACGGGCGTGTACTCGGCGAGCCGCCACCCGTCGGGCCCGGCATGCATGCGGCCGGTGGTGTAGCCGTCGCGGTACGCACGGTCGGCCTCGGTGGGAGTGGCATCGGCCCCGACGGGGCTGCTCTTCTCCCGCTCGATCCCGGCTGCCGTACGGCGGAGGCGCTCGACCGCGTCACCCCGGCCGGGGTCGCACTCGTAGTCCTGCGGCAGCGCGGCGATGGCGTCGGCCGCACGACGGAGGACCGCGGCCTCGCACCCGGCGGTGTACTGCGCGAGTACGTCGCGGGCGATGGGGCCCGGTTCGGCGGCGTCCGCGTAGTAGGCGCGCAGGGCGCTCTCGATGACGTGACGGATGCTCATCGGGTCCCCCTGACGACGGCCCAGCAGCCGAGGAGCCAGAAGGCGAGGAACGCGCTGGTGATGATGACGATCACTCGTCGGCCTCCTCGTCGTACTCCGAGGTGACCTCCAGCGGGACGACCGTGTAGCCGGTCGGGCCCTGCTCCCCGTCGACCGTGGCGTGCAGCTCGGCGACGCCGTCCTCCGGGTCCGTGACCCAGTCGATGGCGGCGGCCGTCGGCAGGTCGCGGCGGGCGTGGTCCTCGCAGTGGGCGCGCGCGGCGTCCGGCGTGGAGTAGAGGCCGAGGGGCATCGAGTCCCACTGCGCGCGGTGAATGATGAGCGCGGGCGCCTCGGGCTCGGGCTGGAGGGTCTGCGTCGGCGCGAGCCGCCGCGTGATCCCGTCCGGGACGAACTCCTCCGCCCCCGTGAGCTGCGCCGTCGGGCACGGCCAAGGCACCGTGTAGTCCTTACCGCGCCCCAACGCGTCTGCGTCGATGCACACCGGGCAGGGACCCATCGGCGAGTCGGTGTGCAGGTACCGGATCTGACGGAGGGTCCCCTCCAACTCGGCGACCCGAGCCCGCAGTACGCGACGGTCCCGACGCGGCGACTCCAACGCCACCCGCAACCGCTCGTACGCCAAGTGCTCCGACCCCACCTCCGCGCGCAACTGCTGAATTTCCGCGTCCCGCACGATCACCTGCTCGTGCAGCCGCCGCGTGATCGGGTCCCGGAGAATCCGGTCCGAGACCCACGCCGCATGCATCGCAACCTTGTTCTCCGGCTCCGCCAGCCACCCGCGAACTCGCTCACGCGCCGCCCTCACCTGGGCGTCCGGCTCAGGCAAGAACCGCCGGTCCGAGTAGAGGAATACGTCACGGAGCGCGTCCTCCCACGGGCTCAACACCAGCGAGGCGTGCATCCGAATCGGCAGACGCCACCCGACACGGGCAACCCCGGGGACCTGAACCTGGACCAGCACCTGCTGCTCCTGCTGGCCGATCCGGTCATCGCGGTCAACCAGGGAGATACGGACGAGGATCGAGTCGCTCACGCCGCACCACCCAGCAGCGGCAGCTCCGTACCGAAGATCTCCTCCAGCTCCATCCGCGTCGACATCACCAGACGCGGGCACTTCTCCGGGTCGACGCCGTCGATCACGTACAGCACCGCGCCGTTCCGCGTGTGCGGGGTCGCGCGCCAGACGTTGCCGTTGGGGGCGATCAAGTCGCCGGACGTGGGGTGGGTAATCTCGATGGCCACGGTGGCCTCTCTTTCTGTGATGGGTAGGGGCGCCGAGTCGGGGGTCGCCGGGCCGGGAAGTCGGGCGGCCCTTCGGCGCATCAGGGGTCAGGCGCTGGCGGCGAGCTGCTGGCCGTGCTCGGCCATCCAGCCGCTGACCTTGTTCAGGTCGAAGCGCCGGCCACGGCCCGCGAAGGGCTCCACGGGCATTCCCGCCTTGATCCACTGGAGGACGGTCCAGTCGGACACGTCGTAGTACTTCTCCAGCTGCTTCTGGTTGAGCAGCGGGACCAGGCCACCCGGGAGGGAGACGACCTGGCGGTCACTCTTCTTCGGCATCGGAGGAGTTCAACCTTTCTACTGTTGGTGTTGAAGGTGAAGGCATGCGGAAGAGGTCCTGGAGGGGTTGTCCAAGCGCATCGGCGATAAGCCATGCGGTGCGGAGTCGGCACTCGTTGCGGGCGGTCTTTCCCCTTCCTGCAACCCTGCCGACGGCTGCTGCGCTGATGCCGCGCCCTTCGGGGTCGACCCGCCTGGTCTCGGCCGCCAGCTTCGGGCCGGATAGTCCGGCCCGCTCCATGGCGGTTCTGAGTGGCTGGCCTTCGCCCTTGCGGTGCAGGTTGGTCATGCGGGACCTCGTGCCGATTGGTGTGTATCTGCCCCACCAGGTGAGGCGTTGCAACAGTTCTACAGTTGAAGTTGTGGTTGCGTCAACAGGGTCTCGCCGAGTTTCGCCGAGAGAGGGGTGGGGGCTTCACGTCTATCGAATGTGCGTTCTATGGTGGTGGTACATGTTGTGCGCGGTGGCGTACGACGGGGAGGTTGCGCGCCGCCATGGAACCGGCCAACCTTCTACTTTTAGTTGCGTAAAGTAGAAGGTGAGGGCACCCTTACGCCTGTGAGTGACCAGGGAGAGGGCGAGACGTTCGCCGAAGCGCTTGCCGCGTTGAAGGCGGAGTACGACGTCAGTGACAGTGAGATCGCGCGGCGCCTCGAAAAGCAGGGCCTGAAGCTCTCCGCCGCCGCAGTGAATCACTGGTCGCTCGGCAAGCGCGTTCCACGCTCCGATGCCATCCGCGCCCTGTCTGCCGCCTTCCCTAAGTTCAGCGAGCTGAGACTCTTCGCTGCCACCGGAAAAAGACCGCCTGCCCCGCTTTCGCCGGACCGCCGGGAAGCGATGCTGAAGGAGATGGACCGACTTACGGAGGAACAGCAGAAGATGCTGTTGATCCAGGCCAGGGCCCTAGGTGACAGCAACGAGCAAAACGTCTGATTGGCTATCAGAAACTCACGTACAACCCTCGCTTGCCTAGCTGAGTCTCAACAAGAAGCGGACTTCGTCACTCCCCGCTACTGAATCTGCACAGGGCGGTCGCTTTCCGCTGACTCGCGGGGTACGGTCGAGCGCACGGCCGATGTCCTCCCCCATTGGCATCACCACGCCACACGTGTAACCAGGGGGGAATCATGTGCATCCGTGTCCGCTACGCGCCTCTCGCCAGGCTCAAAGAGCCCTGGGATGCCGAGCAGAACCTGATCACTCTGCCCAGCGAATTGCTACACGAATTCGCCCTCCGAGCGCTCCGCGCCGTTCTTTCTGAATTGGCCGTCGAGCAGCCGGAGTTGGGTGCACGATGCTGGTGTGGGGATCCCATCGGGCTACTGCCCCGCATACCCAACCAGCGACAGACTGACGAGGTGATGCGCCTTGGCGCCTGAACCCGAGCAGGTCGGCAGCCCCAAGTGCGGCTGCCACGACTGCTACATCGACTACCCGCCCGAGACGCACGGCGAGCGCCCACCGAACTCCGCGTGTGTCGGCCCGTGGAGGGCGCGATACCGCACCGGCGGAAAGCACCGAAGCAAGACCCTGCCCTCCCGCGCGGAGGCGACGGCATTCCTCGCCACCACCCGCAGGGGGCGCAATGCCTCGTAG